AAGTTTCTTGCCCATAGCACCAAGGTCGGCACCTAAGTTTGCCTTACCTAGCATCAAATCATATAAGTATCCGCCGATTGCCTCACCTGCAATGCCACCAAGCATTGCACCAACAAATGCACCTAACGGTATTGTAATAGGTGCTGCAGGACCGCCCAGAGCACCTATAGCGCCACCTGCCCAACCACCTAAGAATGTACCAATACCATCACCAATACCCATCATGAGTGATTTGGCGATAGACTCACCCATGATCCAGTTCAATGCAGCAGTCAGTAAACCACTTATAAGTGGTAACTTAAATGTGCCGATTAATTTCTTTAATCCTTTTACGCCACCTCTTCCAATAACTTTCAGGAAGAAACGATGCGTTGCCTTAGATATATTTTTACCACCGTATTTTAAAACCTGTCCAGTAGCTTTCTTACTACCCTGTTCACCCGCTTCCCCAAGAGTTTTATTAGTGGCAGTCTTTCGTGCTTGTTCTAATTGGAAAGGAGATAATTTGGCAGCAGGTTTTACTGTTGGTTTTACTGTTGGTTTATTTGCTGTTGGTTTTTGAGTAACCTTTTTTGATTTATCGACTCTTGGTGGGCGATCCCCTCGCCTTCCAAGTAAATCGACCAAACCTAAAATATCACTAATTAAACTGAATGGATTCATCAGGTATTTCAACCCAATGAGACCAAGCATTATCTTACCAACACCACCCAATCTGGATATAAATGATCCATTAGGATCTGTTAAAGCACCAAATCCATTTAAGATATTTTCAGTAAATCCCTTCGCCCAACCAAATAACTTCTCAAAGACAAAGTGAGTTTTCTCTAAAAATTCTTTTAACTTTACTGTATTATTTTTATCTCCAACCCACTTAAGTACTTCTGTAGTAATAGCAAATGCAGCTATCTTAAGTAAAAATTCTCCAATAGGACCTAAGAACTTCTCTACCCAACCAAGTCCAGTTTTGGCAACTTTCTTTATTTTATTGCCAAATTTAGGTTTTTCTTTTGCTTCTTTTTTCTGTTCTATTCTCTCTTCTGCAGCAGCATCAAGTTCTCTTCTTTCTTTACGACGCTCTAATCTATCCTTTAACTTATCATTCTTGACTTGAGCAATTGCAATATTTTGTATATCAGAAACAATAGATCCTACTGACGATACAGTAGAACCCAATCTATTAAATGCTAGTGTTTGTTTTCTTGCAGCATGTGATACCAAATCACCTTTTGTCGGTGTTTCGGGATTTACAAATTTATAGACTTGTAATTTAGCCACTAGATCTTTGCTGCTCCTTCATTCTACGTTCTTCTTCTTTTAGGAATGTTACCAACATATTGACATATATCTCCTTCTCCCAAGGCATCAAATTATCAATATGATCAATATTCCATTTATGATGATGCATTAATGCAAAATTACCTTCATAATAAGAACGAAGATTGTTGTGAAGGAGTGCTATGCGAAAAAACTCGCTAATCCCTCAAGTTCAATCTCACTATCAACTTTAGTATTTGGATTGGTAACTGTCACTTTATGCGACAATTTAGGCATTTTTTCAAAAAATTCCTGAATCATACCAAATTGCTTACTACTTAGTTGATCAAAAAATTCTAATAGTTCTTTTTTAGGAACAGTAGAACAATCATAAACTTGATTTGCATCAGAAATTGTTTCTACACAACTTGCTGCCATATCAAAAACTTGATCAATACCACCACCTTCATCAGAAAAATTCATAGAAACAAATGTTTCAAGACTGGGGTATCCCATTGTAATAGCAACTTCATCAGAAATTTTGATGTCCTTTTTATGTCCTCTAGTTTTTACAACTTTGATTTCATCTAAAGGAATAGAAACAGTTACAATTGTCTCTTCATCATCAGGACAAGTTACAGAAACATCTACTGTTTCACCAACAGACTTTGTTCGAATTTGTAAGAAAACAAATTCAATATCAAATGTGGCAAGTTTTTCCACATCTGTAATATCTGTACATTCTTTGATGATGTCTTTGATTGCGGTAACAATACCATCTTGCTCACCAGTTTCTGTAGCGAGAAGAAGAAGTTTTTCTTCTTTTACCAAAAAGGGTCTAAAATTTACTGTTCTACTATCTGATGGTAGTTTTAGTTTGTACTTAGGTACATTTAATTTAGGTAATGCCATAGAGATTCACATCAGTAATTGTATTTAGGCAAAACTTCCAGATGATAGTGGGAACCCAGAAAATAACCTATTAGTGAAATCAGAACTATTTCTTGAAGTTTCTTGATCTGTATTATTATCACGTCTGGCAGGAACAGTAACTGATTTCAATAGACCAGGATCGTCGAACTTACCAGCAGTAAAGAAACGATATCTCTCATAATAAAAACCTACATTTAAAGTCATTGACTGAGCTTGAGCATTATTTAATTGAACAGAACCAATATTATATGGATATAAATTCTGAAGTTCCCATGCAGCAGTCAATTGATACTTTCTTGCTAACAAAAGACTTGCACCTCCATTCGCTCTTATAGCACGAATCATCTTGGGATCACTAACTGCTATATCTCCACCACCTCGTTCCCATTTGTAAATGTACATTTTAGGACAAGTATAGTCTTGATAATATCTTGTATATTGCTCACTATCACTCGCCATCATAGTTGTCCATCTCTCAAAGAAATTTCTTGAGTATTGAGAGCGGGGCATTCTAAAGTTTATACTAATCTGACTGTATGCTGTATTTGTTGCATACTTGAATGGTGCTCCAACATAAGGTGTTTGTGCAGTAGTAATCTGTTTGCTTGGAAGATTTACAGTATCTGCATAAAAATCAAGCAACCAATTTAAATCGCTTGTCTCAACTTGCATCCTTGGACTTGCAACACTACCACTACCTTGACGCATCATAGGTGGTGTAGAAAATCTTACAGAAAATAAGTTGTTAAAACTAATAGAGTTGTCTCTACCTTTAGTCTGAGACAAAAACTCCTGAAATGAATTATATCTTGCGTTCTGTTTATTTGGGATACCCATTAGATTTTAAGTTCTTTCTCTGTGATTAACATAAATTCCCAACCATTATCTATACAAAACTCAGTTGCTGCTTTCCACTTTGCTTGATTTACAGCATACGTCACAACTTCATTAATATATCTCTTAGTATTTCGTTTTTGAGTTTTTGGTTCTTTGGTTTGTTTAAAAGGTTTCACTTCGACCAAATATTTTTTCCTTGCAATTTTTACATAAAAATCTGGAAAATATCTATGTCGTCTTCCATCGACGGGAGAAACATAAGGAATAATAATCTCTTCACTACCCCATTCCTCTACAGAAGGAGTAATGTCGCACCATTTCATAAATTTATACTCCCAAGAGGAGCGATATACTACATTATTTGAATCACCTTTGTACTTCCTCGGAAAGGAAACACGATACTTACCTTGATATCTCATAAATACATAGAGGTCACATAGTATTTAGGGGTTATCTTGGCAATATATCGTTACCCACTACAAGCACCCGTATCAGGTAACTCTGCAGTAGATAATCCTACTCAGATGATTGACTATGTAATGTTTCAAAGAAAAAGAATAAACTATGATGATCAAAACGGTAGTAGTTACTATGGTTTAAACGTTCCTAATAATAAGGTTGCTGTAAAAAAGAATAGAGAGCGAGTATACATTGCTATGCCGCAAAACATTCAAGCAGCATATTCACCAACATATCGTAAAGTTGATATGGGTGTTGCTGCAATGGCAATGGCAGAAGGTTTGTCCTCATCAGATCTTGATGGTATTGTTACTGCATTACAAACAGCAGCAAGTTCGGCATTACCAGAATTTGCAACTGGAGCACTAGCACAAGTTGCTCAGGGTGCTGCCAATGCCTTAGGATTAGCAGGTAATGCGGATGCTAATGCATTACAAGCATTAACTAAGGGAAAGATATTCAATCCTTACTCCGAACAACTATTCAGCAATATGCAGTTTAGGACTCATAATTTTGCATTTAAAATGTTCGCCCGTAGTGAGAGAGAATCTCAAGAAATTAACAATATTATTAAATATCTGAAACAAGGTGCTTTACCGATATACGGCGATGCCAAAAAGGGAAAACCTGCTCGCTTCTTTGAGGTTCCTGATAAATTTGACATTAAATTTGTTCGTTTAAGTCCTGATGGCAAACGAATGAGTGATAGTGAAGATCTTCATTATAAGATGCATACATCAGTTTGTACTGGAATTGATGTGAACTATACTCCAGATGGTCAATATAATGCTATCAAGAATAACAATCTTGGTACTGGAGATGATAAACCCCTACAAGTTCCTGCAGTCAATGTAA